ATCGCAAGAACTCTTTTAAGAATTTCAAGAGCAGTCGCAAAGAGTGTTGATGACACAATCTGGGAAACAATCTCGGAAGGTCAAACAGCAACAAATATTAATTCAGTAGCTATCGGAGCTGGAGATGAATGGAACTCCGCAACAGTAGCAAATCGAGACCCGATTCAAAACATATTAGACGCAATTAAGGAAATTACTGAGAACAACTATAACCCTTATAATAACGGTTATTTGTTAGTAAATCCAAAGGACTTCGCCAACCTTCTTGGAAATGCGAATATCCGAAACGCTGGTCAATTTTATACGGCAGATGTGACAAAGAACGGGAGAGTGGGAACACTTCTTGGTTTAACAGTAATTGTAAGCAACTCAGTAACCGCAGACTATGCTTTGGTATGTGTAAGCGGAGAGTGTGGGACATGGGTAGAGGCTGAAGCGTTAAAGGTCGAAACCATAACTCGAAAAGGAATTGACCACACGATTAGAGCTTGGGAACTCGGACAATGCCAACTGACCAATCCGAAATCAATAACTCTAATATCAAATACATCGATTTAAAATGGTTGATTTCGTAGTAAGCACATGCGTAGTGGTTGATGCTGGAGACACAACAGCAGTCACAGCCGCAATCGAGACTATTCCAAACACAGAAAAGTTAATTGTCGCACCATTGGCAAACGGTCTTCAGGTGTTGGTAGTGGGTTACGCATAAAATGAGAGAGACAAGATTAACGATTGCTCGGAGAGAATATGCGAAAGGGAATCTCGAACATATTTATGTTCAAGAGTTCCTCGACATTCTCAAAGACCCCCCTAAAATGAAAGTGATGAAAAATAAAACTAAAAAGAAGGAGAGTAATAATGGCAAGTGAGATTTTTGAGACGGCAGCGACAAAAGAATTTCAAGTTGCGAATGTCAAATTCGCTGATGACGGAGAAGCTGGTTCTCTAAGAGATTCGTCATCTGTTGATATTGAATGCGATGCGAGACTTAAAGTCACAGTCGGCGGAGCAACTTATTATCTTCCGCTTTATGACACTACCGTTTAAATGGCAAAAAAGCAAACCTTGAAGGGAGCGGCTAATTTATTAGTCCCAACTAAACCTTTATCTAAAACGAGGGCAATGAGTAGAGCGACTCCTCAAGGTCAGGCTGGTTATTCTGCTCCGCAAGAACCCGTTTCAGACCGCTCAACTTTCAAAGTTCTTGATGTTAATGACCAAGTAACCGCAAGAATAATAAAAATCGATGCTCAATCCGCAAGCGAGGAAGGACTCACAATCCACAACACAGGAGCGGGAAATCCGAGAATAACTTTTGAAACTGCGGCAACATATATTCAAGACGAAGGTTCGCAATTCACATTCAGAGGAGATGTTATGGTTCATCAACTCGGAACTCGAGCCATTTTTGAAACGGCAGGAAATAGACAGGAACTTAATATCTCAGCGGCTGCTGTTACTGTTAATGCTGGGACAGGAACAGCTAACTTTCGAGTCGATACAACAAGCGGGAGAGCATTATATTGCGAATTTGGCACAGACAATTTATATCTTGACGCAACAAACATCGGCTTTCATGGAGCAACACCTCAGCCGAGACACCCTCCGATTATTGACGCTGTGGGCGGAGCAGTTATTGATATTGAAGCAAGGCAAGCGGTCAATATGATTTTATCATTCCTTAGAACTAGAGGAGACATAGTTCCGTAATGGCACTCGAAGAGTTGGTCGTTCAGTTTGGAGTCGGTGGTCTTGGAATGTATTTGATGTTCAGACTAGCAGATACGAAACTCAATTCTCTCGGAGAAACACAAGAGAGAATCCTTTTAATCCTTGATAAAATTCTCGGAAAATTATAAAACGATATACGGAGAGGCGATACCTTTATATACTCAAACTTTCTTAGAAAGGGTATGAAAAGCGAACAAAAATTAAAAGCTGAAACTGCTCAATTGAGTAAGTCAGAACAAATCATGAAAATGATTGAATATGAATTGGAAAAAGCGGAAGCGGAATTTCAATATCAAAAAAACAGCGGAGCATTTAGCGAGGACAGATGGTCAAGAAGCTGCGGAAGGCTTCTTGTTGTTGAAGTTATCGCGAGTCGAGCTAAAAGAATTATGGAGGAAGAATGAGATTCCTCAAGAAGATAACTGGATTCATAAAACTGGTTAATGATATGGAGACAGAACTCGGAGACTTAAGAAGCGAAGTTGAAGACTTAAGAGACCAAGTTGATAACTATGGTTATCTTGAAAGTGAAGTCAGTCATAATGACAGTCGGATTGAAGACCTTGAATGTAGAGCAGACGATTTCGAAAGCAGACTGGAAGAGGTTGAATCGAAATGATTTCCGAGATGTTTGTTGATGGTCGTGAAGCCATAATGTGTTCAAGTTGTGAGTCAGTCGAGATTGACTCTGAACGAGATTATCGGCACGAATGTCGGAGCTGCCGATGAGATGCGGACTATGTCTTGAGAAGATGAAAGAGAAGGATTCAAACAATGGAGAACCAATCACATCGAAGCGAGTCTGCCGAGAGTGTAACTGGAGTTCTGTGATTCCATCTCGACTCTTGGAAGTTTATTTTTCACAATCAAGGAGGAATAAGAAATGATATACATAACGGAGTTTGCTTTATGGTCAGTTTTACTGGTTGCTTTAGTGTATTTATGGAGTAATCGATGAGGACTATAAACGAAGTATTTACAGACGAGGAGTTCGACCAATTAAGAGAAGCGAAGGAGAAATCTGGAGCATCTAGTTGGAGAAACTTTATCTTATTAATGCTTAAAAGGAGCAGATTATAATGTCAAACGAACTAATAGCAGGTTTTCGCATGTCAGGAGAGTTTATAAAAAATCTCGAAGACAAGAAATTCAGAGTAGTTTCGGCGGAAAATAGAGAAGTAGATGACCTCGACAGAGAGGGCGTAAAAAAGCAAAAGACGGTTTTAACGATTGAAATCGCTGGACATCAATTGGAATATTATCCAAACAAGACCAGCCTTAATTTCATTGCGAAATCGCAAGGGAACGAAATGACTCTTAAATCCTTAGTGGGATATAAAGGAGAGTTCATAACAATAAACCAAAAAATAGGTCAAGTTATGAGAGATGTCATTTACGCAAAAGGAAGCGTCGAAGAATGAAGTCAAGGAGATTGACCGTCAATTATAGACGAGATTTCATACTAGGACTATTAAAGGAGGCAACTGAACCAGCTCTAATGAAAGAGCTGGTTACTATGTTGAGCTATAATTGGAATTTAACAAGACGAACAATTCAAGAAGATGTCAATGTCTTAATAGATTTCGGGAAAATAATAAAATCAGACAATGGAAGAAAAATATCAATTCGGAAGGAAGGGTTTGCTAAACCTAGTCAGGAAGCGAATGATTCAACTCTCAAAAAACAAGAAGCATAGAGAAAAGATTGCTGATGAGTTAAAAGCGTTCGGCAAGATTAATAAAGAAGATACTCAGAAACAGCTTGACTTTATGCGTCATGCTTGGACTGAATCAAAAAAGGAGGTAAAAAATGAACGAAGAAATAATAAGGACTAATGACCAATGTGACAAGATAAAACTAACAAGAGGTCAAAAAGGAGGTTATGGTTGGGAAATTTCGATTCCCTCTCTTGATGTAGCTAAACTCGAGATGATTGACCACACTCTGAGAGAGAAATTCCTCTTGGACTAATGTGTGTTCCCCCCTCCCCCCCGCGTTAAATAAACTAAGCCACACTATGAGCTATTATCTATCTAATAAATAAAGATAATATATCTCTGGCTATAAGAACCTCTCATTATCGAGAGGAGAAAAGGGAGCTAAGCGAACTAAGCTCCCGTTATATTATAGCAAACGCAGTTATATATGCTTTGCTATTGTTGGATAAATTGGTTAGTTTGTGAAGTCTTCGGGAGAGTGAGTTATTGGAATGTGATACTTTCAACCCTTCCCCTCCAGCACCACAAACTTTAAATCTTCCGCTTCCTTTAGAATCTTCGATTCTAATCAGCTTCAAATCTAAAGCTTCGTGATGGCTCAGCTCAGAGCTGAAAGTAATGGCTCTCTTTTCTTTTTGGGAACGCACACGCACGCACACACACCCACCCCCCCTCTATGCTACTGTTCTGGCGCAGAAATAAACATTTACTGTCTGAAGCGACCCTCACGCCCCGCAACACCTTCGAAGAAGGTGGCACTCAGACAATGTTTTAAAATATTGTAAAATTTCTAAAATATTATAAACTATCAGATATACTTAACACATGGCGAACGCAAACTATGTCAAGGGAAGGAGAAAAGAGTATAAAATAGTTCATAGACATAAAGCACTCGGACATATATCATATAGGTCGGCGGGTTCTCATTCTCCAGTTGATGTCACAGCCATTGACACGGAGAACAAGATTATATATTTCATACAATCAAAAGTCGGTAAGATTTCAAAAAGAGAAACTGAAGAATATCTCTCTCAAATTCCAAACGGAACTTATAAGGTGGTTATGTCTTTAGAATGATTACTATGAAGCTTGACCCTTGGCAAGAAGATTTCCTCACTAAAAAGGGAGACAAGATACTCTGTTGCGGAAGACAAGTCGGGAAATCCGTCATCGCAGCAAGAGACGCTGCGGAATATGCTCTCAAACATTCAAACAAACAGATTCTAATGATAGCACCAACAGAGAGACAAGCTTATGAACTATTTGACAAGACTCTTTCATATTTAACTTTTAAATCGATGAAATCTATAAGAAAAGGGAAAGACAGACCCACGAAACATAAAATCAATCTTTACAATAAGAGTGTTATTCATTGTTTGCCGACTGGACTCTCTGGAGTTGGAATCAGAGGGAGAACAATTCATAGACTTTATGTTGATGAAGCGAGTCGTGTTCCCGAAGAAGTCTGGACAGCAGTCACTCCAATGTTATTAACAACTGGAGGAGATACAATTCTCCTCTCAACTCCATTCGGAAGACAAGGTTATTTTTATAGAATTTGGAATAATCCAGACAATTCCTTCTCCAAATTCGAAATCACTTCTCAAACCGCTTTAAGCAATCGGGAAATATGTGATTCATGGTCTAAACTCCAAAAGGAGAAGGCAATGGAGTATCTGAAGCGAGAACGGAAAGAAATGTCCGCTCTCGAATATGGTCAAGAGTATGAAGGGAGATTTATTGATGAATTGAGACAGTTCTTTCCGACTGACCTCATCAAAAAGTGTATGACTCTTAAAAGAGATGAATATGAACCGATTAAATTCAATAAAATTCAAACAGTTGATAACTTCCTCGGAGTCGATATTGCTCGACTCGGAGACGATGAGACTGTCTTCTTCTCTCTGAAAAGGATTAATCGAGAGAAGTTGAGAGAGAATGAGGTTAAGATTTATAGGAAAGTTCTATTAACAGAGACGGCAAGGAATATAATCCGACTTCATCGGGCTTCAAACTTCAGGAAAATATACATCGATGACGGAGGACTCGGAGCTGGAGTCTTAGACATTCTCCTCGAAGAAGAAACAACAAAAAGACGGACTGAAGCAATCAACAACTCCTCAAAAGCAATCAGTAAAGATAAAAGAATGAAGAAGATTCTCAAGGAAGACCTCTACACCAATCTTTTAAGAATAATGGAGCAGAATAAACTCGAACTGTTTGAAAATGATGAGGTTCTCCATTCTCTCCAATCTATTCAGTATGAATATACGAACTCAGGAATAAGAATCTTCGGCAGATATACTCACATAACAGAGGCACTCATCAGAGCGGCATGGTGTCTCCATGACAAAAGTTTAAATATATGGACTGGTTCTAAATATCATGGTTAAAGGAACTGATTTAATCGAGAGAGGCTTTATTGACAAAGTAACTGGAGAACAATATCCAGTCGAAATCTCATTAAGAGACGCAATGTTGTTTGATTTATTGTCTGAATTAATAAGGAGAACTAAATAATGGTGGATACAGGAATATTCGCAACAACTGACGAAGTCAAACGCATGGCGGGAGTTAATGCTTCAGCTGTTTCAGCGACTGAACTTTTTATCAATGACTTTCAAGCTCAATCCGAGTCTTTAATCAATGCTCAAACCAGAACGAACTGGTCTGATTTATACTCAGGACTTAACGCAGATGTCAAAGGGATTCTTAAAATGGCTTCGGCTTGTTGGTCTGCCATGGCGGTCATTCAATACGATATGTCTGGATTTACTTCCAGAGTCGAAGCGGAGACAATGCTCGATGTATTAAGAGACCGATTTGTTCAATGTATGAAAACCATGGAGGACATGAAGGTCAGACAATTCATGAAAGACGCATAAATGCCGCTTCCAATTGTATATCGAACTGGAGGAGATGTTCAAGTAAATTATGATTTCGCAGATGTTGTCTCAGGAACTGGATTCTTAACGCTTTATCCTCACGGAGCTTCGGAAGGAGCAACACCCACAGATACATTCCAATTAGTAAGACACACAATGGCAGCAAATCCTTCGCAACAATCAGCAAATACAAATAGTTCCTCTTATACAAAACTCGTCGATATAGATTTTGATTATATTTTAGACCACCCAATCACACTCTCAGGGAAGTGTTTAGCTTATCTCCCTCACGCTGGAAATAGTGACGGTCAATGTGACCGTTATATTTTAGCAAGAATTAGGAAGTGGGATGGCACAACTGAAACCGAAATTGCTCACTCTCGAGGACCAGAGATGAGTACTGGAAGCGGGTGGTCTTATAGTTCTTCACAGGTAGTCATCGAGATTCCAGAAACACACTTCAAAAAAGGAGAATCGATAAGAGTGACTTTGGAAGGGTGGGCAAAGAAATTCGCTTCAGCAACTTTCGCATCTGTTGATGTTTCGTTCAATCCAGCTGGTAGTGATTACGGAGGAAGTGGCGGTCCGTCTTCAGCAGCAATATTTCAAATACCATTAAGATTAGATATATAAATAAGGAGAGACTAATAATAAAATGCCAGAAAACGACATAGCATACGCAACAAGTAGCGACATGACGAACACAGTTGATGATGTAACTGTCGATACTAGGAACACAGACGCAGCTTCAGGCACAAAGGAAACGACATGGACAAATTCTAAATGGTCTCAATATTACGGTTATTATAAAACAATTCCAGAACTCAAACAAGCTATTGACATGCGAGCAATCTGGACAATTGGAAAAGGATATGAAACTGAAGACTTAACAACTGAGACTGTTCTCGACTCAATAACGGGATTCGGAAGGGACACCTTTAACACAATTCTAAAGAACATGATAGTCACTCGGAGAATTGCTGGAGACGCATTCGCTGAGATTATAAGAGACCCTCAAACCAAACAACTCCTCAACATCAAACCTCTCGACCCTTCGACCATTCAAATAGTGGTCAATAAAAAGGGAATAATCAAGAGATATGAACAACTCTCAAAGACTGGAAAGAAATCAGTCATTCACAAATTCAAACCAACTCAGATATTTCACTTAATTAATAAGAGAGTAGCTGATGAGATTCACGGAACTTCAGACATTGAAGCACTCGAGCCAGTCATCAACGCACTTAATGAGAGCTTCACAGATATGAAACAACTTCAGCATCGACATGTCAAACCTATCATGGCTTTCAAACTCGACACAGACGACCAAGGAAAGATTAATACATTCATAGGAAAAATGGATGAAGTCATTAACAAAGGAGAGAACATTTATATTCCAAAGGACACGGTGGATTTCGAGCTGGTCTCTGTTCCTAGTAATGCGACTCTTAATCCTCTCCCTTGGCAGCACAGATTAACAGACAGATTCTTCCAAGTTGTCGGAATCCCTCAAATCATTCTCGGAAGCTCTGGAGAATTTACTGAATCGACAGCTAAGATTGCTTATTTAGCATTCCAGCAATCAGTCGAAGACGAGCAAAAGGACATCGAAGACCAAGTCTGGAATCAGCTTTATTTGAAGATTGACCTTCAATTCCCAGCTTCACTTCATAACGAACTGTTAAGTGACGAGAGAAAAGACGGAATGGAATCGCAGACATCTAAACCGCTTGGATTTCAAGAGGGAGACATGACGACTGGAATCGGAGGTGGCACATAGTGGCAATCTGGGACAAATGGAAGAAGAAGGGAAAGGAGAAGTTTGATGAATTTATGACTGTTGATGAAGACAGACCAGAACCTTATGTGATTGAGGACACCACGGAAATCGAACCGAGACTCACGGAAGAAGAAATGTTGGCAGAGCAAGCAAAGCTTTATTCGAGTGGAGGAGGAGACGCAGAATTTGCCGCAACAAGAGGAAGAAGCGGAAATTATAATTTAACGCTAGGCGGTCAAACATATAATTTAACTCCGCATCAATTCATGTTATATCAGACAATAGCAAGCAAAGGAGCGGTTGAACCATACAGCCAAAGATGGCAACAAGAAAATCCAATATCAGACGAGGAGAGAAAGGTCGTAATGGAATTATTGAGCCAGAGCAAGAGACTCGACCAATTAAAACCGGACATGGAGCAAATGATTATCGATGAGTATCAAGCGACAAGAAACAGAGAGGCTCTGGCAGAACAATTAAAGAAACTAGAGACCCTTGAAAGAGAGGATTTATACTCAACAATGACTGACGAAGAAGCTCTCGCGTATGTGGGACTTAAAGCTCAGACTTTAACAGACCCTCAACTTCTTGGAGAGCAATATGTCGAAGCGGGAGCGAAGGGAATCGGAGGACATCTGGCAACAAAAGCAGCTCGGGGAATGGCTCAGAAAGCAATTCCGACTGGAGTTACTTCGACAGTAGGAAGAACCGCAATGGCTGCTGGAGCATTGCTGCCAACATTAGCAGCACTAGCTGTCACGGCTGGCGCATATACTCTCGCTGTCTCAAAAGGGCAGAAATTAAATATCGACCAAGCAGACAGAGTCAGAGCCAATATAGATTCTGAACTTCCCGAAGTCGAGAAGCTGGTCGCATCGGGAGCAAATACTGCTGAGGCGATTCAGAGGTTACAAATATTTGAAGAATCACTTATAGCAGCTAATCAAGTTTTAAAAATGATTGAAACAGACCGACTCGGCTCATTGTCAGACGCAAGAATGAAAAGAAGCGAAGTATTGAAAACATTACAGATAGTTCAGAATCAAAAGAGGCTCTTATCTTATAAGCTTCAATATCCAGACACAACTTTAACTGGCGGACAATTATCAGAACTCCAGAATATATAATAATGAACAATGAAAATGAAAGAAATAACGAAAACAATTCTCAAGCAGTTGATGAGACTTCGAAAGAGAATCAGGCGGAGACGAAAATTAATCTCGGTTTGGTTGAAGAAGCTCGGCAACTAGCTAAAGAGATTAGAGAAGCGAATGAAGAGACAAGACGACTCTTAGAACGAAAAGAAAAGCTGGAAGCCGTCAGAGTCTTAAGCGGAAGGTCTGAAGCTGGTCATGTAGAACCAGAAACCGACCCCGAGGAAGAAGCGAAAACCAGAATAAACTCTGAATTAAAAGCTCTTGGGCTTCACATATGAAAATTCCAACAATGGTCGATTTAAGACTAATTGAGAAGGAATGTAAGAAATGCGGCAACACTCGCAGGTTCGTAATCAACACACCTAGAGACAAACAGTCAATATGTGGCAACTGTTGGGACTGGTTTAAAAAACCTCCAAGAGCAATCGATATAATCAACTCCTTTAAAAAAATTATAAAGATTTAAATATAAGGAGTGATTTAAAAAGGAATGGCAAATGAAGCAGTAATCATAGAACTATTAGGAGAGCCAAAAGGTCACGCAATTCGACACACAGTCGCAGACGGAACGGGAATTGCGAAAGGCACTCTATTAAAACTAACTGACCCTCGAACCGCAGTTGCCACATCAGCAGATAACGACGCATTCGGTGGAATTGCCGCTGCGGAAAAAACAGCATCTGACGGTGTGACAAACCTTGGAGCATTTACATTCGGAATCTTCGATTTAAAGGCTACCGCAGCTGGAATAACAGTTGGAGAAAGAGTTTCAATCGGTGGAGCAAACACAATCTCCAAAGTCGCAGCAGCAGATTTATTATTTTCAGATGTTGGAATCGCACTCGAAACATTCTCAGCGTCTGAAGTCGGAGCAGTATTAGTCGGGAGTGGATTCTGATGGCAGATTCCGCAAGTATGGCAGACTTAAGGGCTGAAGATGTCCAAAGAGTCGTAACTGGATTCGCACTTCAAGAGTATAAAATGAAACAGATTGTCATGACAAAAACTGGTTCAGCATGGTCTGAAGTATTTTATCAAGAGACCGCAGCTGACTTAACTGGTGGGACTGGTTCTAATGTTAAAGGCATTCCACGGTTCGCAAATTTCCCTTATGGAGAAGTTACATGGACTAAACAAACTGGAGTAACCTTGAAGCATGGTATGGAAGGGACTATCTCTTGGGAAGATTCAATGTTAAACAATGTTGATGTTATCGCAAGAACTCTTTTAAGAATTTCAAGAGCAGTCGCAAAGAGTGTTGATGACACAATCTGGGAAACAATCTCGGAAGGTCAAACAGCAACAAATATTAATTCAGTAGCTATCGGAGCTGGAGATG